GAATGTGCTGCATTCCCGTCTGGGGAACATGATGACTATGTTGACTCCATGTCTCAGGCTTTGATTCGATTCCGTCAGGGTGGATGGGTTAGGGCTGAGATGGATGATTGGGATGATGAGCCTAAGTATCACAGGGCCAAAGAATACTATTAGTTCAATTGAACTTTATGAAGAAGCTAACCAAACAAATCCAATTAAGCTACCTGACAATACAAAAAATAAAGCAATACCCGCAGACCACTCTATAATTGTTTGTTTGATTTCCATGCGACGAAACTCATGTTCGCGCTTCTGCTTTCTGATATCGGCCTCTATTCTTAAAAACTCTTGCCAGTGACTTGGCCCTAGAATTGCTGGATGAGATATAAGTTCTCGCAAGTCATCGCGCATTTTTTGTGCCTGCTTACGTGCGACAAAAATTTCCATAGCTTGAGCTTGAACGCCCCCACCAAGGGCTTTGTACCAAGGCGGCTTTTCAATCATCTTTTCTGCTTGATCTATTTCAGCCATACAGCCAGCCCACTGCTGTAACTGTTGGCCCATATCCTGAAGATCTCTTCCAACACTCACGCCAGCCTTCATAAATTTGTAGGCCGCTTGTGCGCCTGCGATTGCAACCCCTATTTCTATCATTTTTTGATAAACCTCGTAGGACATGAGTAGTCGGGATGAGTCACATAGGTTTCATCATACCATACGTTGCTGGGTCTTTTTTGACCACAGTCGTACACACAGACCTTATACAGCCCGTAATAAAAAGTTTGCCCCCACAGTACTGCAATCAGAACGCACGTCATCTTGTTTTTGTACCATGTATTGTCTACAACTTATTTGGGACTTCGCTCCCGGAAGTTCCACGGCGAGGCACGGTGACCCCACCGCCGCGCTTCGCCAACTAATAGTATAGACCACAACACAATTTTTGTGTACAGTAAACAAAGTCACACCAGAGAGAGTGCCTATGGCTATTGAAAAACCATTAATTCCTTCTTCGTTAGACATTGAAGGCAATCCATCAGAGGAAGAAATTACTGTAGAGATCATAAATCCAGACGCTGTTTCTATGGAAACAGAAGATGGCGGTGTTGTTATTGATTTTGAGGGTAGCTTAACGGAAGAAATTATAGGACCAGATCACGACTCGAACCTTGCTGAGTTTTTAGAGGAGGGTGATCTAAGAGCCATGGCGTCTGAGTTGATTGAGGATTTCAATTCAGATAGAGAATCACGGTCTGATTGGGCGAGAGCGTATGTAAAAGGTTTAGATCTACTTGGTATGAAAATCGAAGAGCGTCAGCAGCCGTGGGCTGGGGCTTCTGGTGTATTTCATCCTGTGTTGACAGAGTCTGTTGTAAGGTTTCAAGCACAAGCTATGGGAGAGTTATTCCCTGCAAGTGGTCCTGTTAGAACTAAGATCATGGGGAAAATAACTCCAGAGAAGACAGATCAAGCGGATCGTGTCCAAGATGAAATGAATTATCTTCTGACTGAGGAGATGACAGAATATAGAGATGAGCTTGAGCAGATGTTGTTTAAGCTACCTCTTGCTGGCTCTGCATTTAAAAAAGTATATTATGATCCTTTAATGGATAGACCGTGTGCTGTATTTGTTCCATCTGAGGACTTTGTTGCATCTTATGGAACAACTGATCTCATGACTTGTCCAAGATATACACATGTCATGAAGAAAACCAGTAACGAGATATTGGAGTTACAGGTTGGTGGCTTTTATCGTGACGTAGAGATACCTGATCCCTCTCCTGATTTCTCAGACATACAAGAGAAGTATGATGAGCTTGATGGAGAAAGTGCAGTTATTGAGGATGATGATCGACACACCATTCTTGAGATGCATGTAGACATGAATATGCCAGAGGAATTTGATGATCCAGATGGCATAGCCAGACCATATGTAATTACTATAGACAAGTCTTCTCAAGAAGTTTTATCAATAAGAAGAAACTGGTATGAAGATGATCCAAAGAAAAGCAAGAGATTACATTTTGTTCATTACAAATATCTTCCGGGCCTTGGGTTCTACGGCACGGGTCTTATTCATCTCATTGGTGGCTTGGCTAAATCCGCGACATCTATCCTTCGTCAGCTTATTGATGCTGGCACTCTATCAAATTTACCTGCGGGTCTTAAAGCTAGGGGGCTTCGTATCAAAGGAGATGATACTCCTCTTATGCCGGGTGAATTTAGGGATGTGGACGTACCGGGTGGTGCTATCCGTGATTCGATTACGTTTATTCCTTACAAAGAGCCAAGTGGTGTGCTCTACTCGTTGCTTGGAAATATTGTCGAAGAAGGAAGGCGCATAGGGTCTGTTGCCGATATACAGGTTGGTGACATGAATGCTCAGGCACCAGTCGGCACAACCCTCGCTCTTCTAGAGCGGTCCATGAAGGTGATGTCTGGTGTACAGGCTCGCCTTCATGCCGCCATGAAGAAAGAGCTTCGTTTGTTGGCTGCGATAGTTCATGACTATATGCCATCTGAATATGCTTATGAAATGGATGGAGAGTTCAATAGAACTTTAGACTTTGACAAACGTGTGGATGTTATTCCCGTCTCTGATCCAAATGCAGCAACTATGGCGCAGAGAATTATGCAGTATCAAGCTGCTCTGCAGTTGGCACAACAGGCACCGCAATTGTATGATATGGGTAAGCTTCATCGTCAGATGCTTGAAGTTCTTGGTATTCAAGATGCTAGTGACATAATCAAGTTACCAGACGAAATAAAGCCAGCAGATCCTGTAACAGAAAATATGATGATCATGAAGCAAGAGCCAGTAAAGGTCTTCACCTATCAAGATCATGAGGCTCACATCTCTGTTCACATGGCTGCAGCGCAAGATCCAAAGATTATGCAAATGATAGGTCAGTCTCCATTTGCTCAAGTCATACAACAAAACATGGCAGCACATATTACTGAACATGTTGCTGCTCAGTATCGTAAAGAGATAGAGAAACAGCTTGGTGTTTCATTGCCGCCACAGGATGAGCCACTGCCAGAGGATTTAGAGGTTGAGGTATCTCGCCTGACACAGGAAGCGGCAGGTAAGCTGTTGAAAAAAGATCAAGCTGAGGCACAACAAGAGCAAGCTCAAAAGAAACAGCAAGATCCTATTGTGCAGATGCAGCAAGCTGAGATGCAGATTAAGCAAGCAGAATTGCAGCATAAGATTAAGATGGATACCGCCAAGCTTGAGCTTGATGCGAAAAAGATTGAAGCGCAGAATCAAAGAGAGGGGGCAAGACTTGGGGTTAAACTTGCAACTGATCTTGATAATTCTCAACGTGCTGATCAAAGAGAAGGCGCTAAATTAGGTATTGAGATAGCAAAGGAGCTAACTTCGGGAGATGGATGATACAGTAATCGCTCTTTTGCAGCGTTTAATTTCTGATTATAAATCAGAGATTCAAGATTTTTTAGCAGGTGGTGGTGCTGAAGACATGAGCTCTTACAACAGAATTGTTGGAAGATATGAAAGTTTAAAGTTAATAGAGAGCGAATTACAGGAAATAGAAAAAAGATTTATTGAAGAATAAATTTTTTTATTCTATTTCTGATTTGGGAGCTTCGTGGATTGGTCCACGCAAGGTGACTGTGAACCTTAAATCACTGCAAGGTAGGTAAATGTATACAGGAAAGAAAACAACTGAAGAAAAGGTAGTAACACAACTACCAAAACCAAAGGGATACAAAATTTTAATTGGTATACCTGAGATTAGCGAGACCACAGATGGTGGGGTGTTTATGCCGGATGGTCTCAGAACTGCTGAAGAAACTGCGTCAATCATAGGATTTGTCATAGAGATGGGCGAGGATGCCTACTCTGATGAAAGTAGATTCCCACATGGTCCGTACTGTGAGCCGGGAGATTTTGTTATTTTCCGTTCTTACTCAGGCACACGATTTAAGATCCATAATAAAGAGTTTCGTTTAATCAATGATGATACTGTTGAAGCTGTAGTTGATGATCCACGGGGGTATTCACGGGTATGAGTAATTTAGCTGAACAAGAAGAGTTTAAAGAAGAAACTGTTGCAGAAGCAATAGAGAGCGCACAGGGTAATGTACAGGTAGAATTAGAAGATGACAATTTTGAAATTGAAATTGTTGATGATACGCCTGAAGAGGATAAAGGAAAGCCTCGTAGAGCAGAAGATTCAAAGCCAAATCTCCCTGAAGAAGATGAGATAGCTTCGTACTCTGAAGGAGTTCAGAAGAGAATAAAGCAATTGAAGTATGAGTTTCATGAAGAGCGCAGGGCGAAAGAAGAAGCTGCGCGTCTTCAAGAAGAAGCACTTCGATATGCTCAACAAATCAAAGTTGAAAATGAAAATCTTAGAAAAACATTACAAGATGGAGAGAAGACCCTTATCGATCAAGCTCAAGCAAGGATCGAGTCACAGTTAGAAAAAGCACAGTCTGAATATAAATCAGCTTTTGAAACTGGTGATCCAGAAGCGCTGATGGCAGCAGATCAAAGAAAGACCGCTTTAACAATTGAGTTAGATCGTGTAAAAAACTATAAACCTCAACAGAGAGTTCAACAAGCTCCTCAACCCACTTATCAACAGCCTGCGGTTCAGCCCCCCAAGCCAGATCAGAAAGCTATAGATTGGGGAAAGCGTAATCAGTGGTTTGAGACAGATCCTGAAATGACAGGATACGCATACGGTCTTCATCAAAAACTTTTATCAGAGGGTATTGATCCAAGAACGGATCAGTACTATGCTGAAATAGATAAGGCCGTAAGAAGGCGCTTTTCAGATAGATTTGATGGTGGGTTAATTGAGGAAGAAGCACCCCAACGTCAAAACGGCCCCGTGGTTGCCGCTCCGTCCAGAGGGACAAAGAAGCCACGCGCAGTGCGACTGACCTCAACGCAAGCCTCTCTCGCCAAGCGGCTTGGTCTGACCAATGAGCAATATGCGGCGCAAATGATGAAGGATCAATCCAAATGACGAACAGAACCTCGCGCACAAACGAGACCCGCGAAAGCGGGAAACGAAAGGTGTCATGGCAGAGGCCTTCGATGTTACCGACCCCCGAACCCAGAGATGGAATTGTGTTCCGCTGGATTCGCACATCTACCTTGGGTAATATAGATAACACGAATGTTTCTTCCAGATTCCGCGAAGGTTGGACGCCCTGTCCTGCTGAGGATCACGAAGACCTTCGACTTGTGTCTGATATCGACTCACGATTTCACGGCAACCTTGAGGTCGGTGGATTACTGCTATGCCAGAACTCTACCGAAAATGTACAGGCAAGAATTGATGAGCAACTCCGACAGGCTAAAAACCAAATGGATGCGGTTGACAATTCTTACTTAAGGCAATCCGATCCTCGTATGCCAGTTCTTAATCCAGAACGTTCAACGAGGACTTCATTCGGCAAATAGTTCTATTGAACTTTTGCTTAACCTAGACTGAGGAGAGAAGATATGTCTTCTACTGCTGCTCCCTTTGGTCTGCGTCCAATTGGTCGCTTGGATAGCGGTTCGCTTGAAGTGTTCCGTCAATATCCTGTTGCTTCTGGCTACAATACAAACATCTGTACTGGAGATATTGTACAACTTGTAGATGGCGGCACGGCGACAACAATTGAGAAGCAGTCTGCTACAGGGGATGATAGTACCGCGATTGATATCGTTGGTATCTTTTTGGGCTGTAAATTTACAGATCCAAATACTAACCAAATAACATTTAGTCAAAAATGGCCTGCAGGCACTGTTGCATCTGATGCAATGGCCTACGTCGTTGATGATCCAAATGTTTTGTTTACAATTCAAGCTGACGGTGCGCCAACAAATACTGGCGATATCTATGGTAAGAATACTCTTTTGGTTCAAACTGCTCCAAACACCACTCTAAATATTAGTCGTGTTGCTCTGGACATTTCTGAGCTAGATACTGATCCTCAAAACCCGATTCGTATTATCGACTATCTTGGCGGTGATCAGGGTGATGAGAAGGGTACATCTTTCCCGATTCTGGTGTGTAAGTTTAATTACCATCAGCATTCGTCAACTACTGGCTCAAGTTAAGGAGGCTGAAACATGGCTATTTCTCGCGCCCAGCTTCTGAAAGAGTTGCTGCCCGGTTTGAATGCATTGTTCGGTTTAGAATACGAGAAGTATGAAAACGAACATGAAGAGATTTATGAAACTGAAACTTCAGAGCGTAGCTTTGAAGAGGAGGTTAAGCTTTCTGGATTTGGTGCTGCACCAGTAAAACCAGAGGGTTCTGCGATCTCATATGATACCGCACAGGAATCTTTCACGGCTCGTTACAACCACGAAACGGTTGCAATGGGATTTTCTATCACAGAAGAAGCGATGGAAGATAACCTATATGATTCGCTTTCTGCTCGTTATACTAAGGCTCTTGCCCGTGGTATGGCGTACACTAAGCAAACCAAAGCGGCATCTTTGTTGAACACAGGGTTTAGCACCTTCAGTTCAGGTGATGGTGTAACTTTGTTTTCAACTTCGCACCCAACAGTGCAAGGTGGCAACAATGCGAACACATTAGCAACTGCTGCTGATTTGAATGAGACTTCGCTTGAACAAGCTGTGATTGATATTGCTGCGTTCACTGATGAACGTGGCCTATTGATCGCTGCGCGTCCACGCAAGTTAATCATTCCACCAGCGTTGATGTTCGTTGCAACTCGACTTCTGCAAACAGAGTTACGTGTTGGAACAGCAGATAATGATCTTAACGCATTACGCTCAAACGGATCTATTCCAGAGGGCTATAAAATTAATCATTATCTGACGGACAATGATGCGTTCTTCATCACAACGGATATTCCTAATGGCATGAAGCACTTTGTGCGTACCGCTATGCAGACAGGAATGGATGGTGACTTCGACACAGGTAACGTGCGCTATAAGGCGCGTGAGCGTTATTCGTTCGGTGTCTCTGATCCACTTGGAATTTATGGTTCCCCCGGAGCATAAGTTGTGTTATAGAGGTTTTGTTCATAGAGTACCTCCAAACTGGGGCAGCGTAAGTTGCCCCTTTCTTTTTTTATAAACTATGTTATTGTGTTTTTGGGGATCACATGAGCCTTGCAGACAGGATACTCCCCACCTGACGTTGCACAGACTGTAAGGCGAATCCTTGTGCAAGGGGTGTTTATATGGCTTCTACTACTTTTTCAGGTCCAGTTACGTCTACTGCTGGTTTTATTAGCGGTTCAGGGTCTATTGTTTCAATTGCGGCTAACACAACTATAACAGCAGCTTCACATGCTGGTCGCACCATGAATCTAAATATAGCGTCTGGGGCTACTTGTACCTTACCTGCCGCTTCTGGTACGGGTAATACCTACAAGTTTTTCGTACAAACAACGGTAACCTCAAATAGTTACAAAATCCAAGTTGCTAATGCAAATGACACGATGGCAGGCGTTGCTGTTGTTGCTAATGATAGTGATAATTCAGCGTCAATTTTTGAAACAGCCGCTGCTTCAGATACGATTACTTTGAATGGCACCACAACAGGTGGCATACTTGGTGGTCAAGTTGAAGTGCAAGATGTTGCATCAAACGTGTATCGTGTTTTAATCAATCAATCGGCTACGGGAACAGAGGCTACTCCGTTTAGCGCAGCAGTTTCATAGGTGATGCATGGGTAAGTTAAACATGGGGAAGGGTGTAAAAAAATCAGCACCTAAAGCAGCCCCTAAAAAACGTGGAAGACCACCTAAGAAAAAGGATAGCTAATGTCTCAGTCAGATATTTTTGCTGTCACGAAAACCGCTGATGCAACTGTATTTGCAGGTCGCGCAAGGGTTCGCCAGATTCAAGTTCATACATCAGGGTCTGGCAGTCCAGCAGTTGTTTTGAAAGATGGTGGCTCAAGTGGAACAACACTTCTGTCACTAACTTTCACGACATCAAATGTGCATTCAGTCAATATTCCAGATAATGGTATATTGTTTACAACTGATGTGTACCTCGACCTGACTGCGTGTGAGGGCGTCACCGTCTTCTTATCATAGGTGATCTATGGCTGCTAAAAAGGGATCAATGAAAGGCCACACCATAAAGGGTGGTCATAAGCGCCCTACTAAATCAGGTGCGGGTATGACTGCTAAAGGTGTGGCTAAATATCGTAAAGATAATCCCGGTTCCAAATTAAAGACAGCGGTTACAGGAAAAGTAAAAAAGGGAAGTAAGGATGCAAAGAGGCGCAAGTCTTTTTGCGCTCGTTCTGCTGGGCAGATGAAGAAGTTTCCCAAGGCTGCTAAAGATCCTAACTCTCGTTTGAGACAAGCAAGGAAGCGTTGGAAATGTTAGATAAAAAAGTAACAATGGCAATTATAACTACAGTAGTTGGGATTGTTGGTGCTGTGTCTTATAGTTGGGCAAGCTGGACCACTGAAACACTTATTGCTGTGGATAAACGAACAGAGGTTATGGCTGTTCAGATAGAAGCAATTAAGCTTGAGTTGGAACGTCTTTATGCCTCTAACGAGTAAGGGTAAAAAAATTATGCGCTCCATGAAAAAGGAGTATGGCCCTAAGAAAGGCGAGAAAGTATTTTATGCTTCAAAGAATAAAGGTACAATCTCAGGAGTAGATAAGATGAAAAAAGGTGGCATGTGTTCTACTGGTGATGATGCAAAAGATCTTGCTCTTGTTCGTATGAAAAAAGGCGGTAAGACTAAGAGTCGTGTGAATGAGGCTGGAAATTATACGAAGCCGGGTATGCGCAAACGTTTGTTTAATAGAATAAAGGCTGGTGGAAAAGGGGGAAATCCGGGACAATGGTCAGCGAGAAAAGCGCAAATGTTGGCTTCAGCTTATAAAAAAGCGGGTGGCGGATATAAGTAGTGGACAGTAGGTTGAGAAGAAAAAAGAAAGATCCAAAAAAAGGAACAGGAAAAAAACCAAAGGGTTCAGGCCGTAGGCTTTACACTGATGAAAATCCAAAGGATACGGTAAGAATAAAGTATGCTACTCCTGCAGACGCTAGGGCAACAGCGGCAAAAGTTAAGAAGATTAATAAACCATACGCAAGAAAGATACAGATACTTACTGTGATGGAGCAAAGAAGCAAAGTGGCTGGTAAAACAGAACAGGCACGTATAGCTAAAAAAGCTAAAGAAAGTTTAAGGAAAAAACATGGCTCTAAAAAAGTCTCAAAAAAGCCTTAAATCTTGGACGAAGCAGAAGTGGCGCACGAAAAGCGGGAAGCCTAGTTCTAAGACTGGTGAGCGGTATTTACCTAGCGCGGCTATTAAGTCTCTTAGCCCTGCTGAGTATGCAGCCACAACAAGAGCAAAGCGAAAAGGCAAGGCTGCAGGCAAGCAGCATGTGGCTCAACCTAAGAACATTGCAAAGAAAACCAAAAAATTTAGAAGTGTGGTGACATAATGGCTGTAGTAACACCTGATATGACAGAGATATTTGAGGAAGCATATGAACGTGCTGGTCTTGAAATGCGTACAGGTTATGATCTTAGAACAGCTAGACGTAGCCTTAACCTTTTAACATTGGAGTGGCAGAACCGTGGTCTTAATCTCTTCACTATTGAATCGGGTACGATCTCTGTTTCAGCAGGTACAGCAACGTATACCCTTCCTTCAGACACAATCGACATCATCGAACATCAAATCCGAACAGGAGCAGGAACAAGTCAAATCGACACAGCCCTCGAAAGAATCAGTGTCGCAACCTACGCCCAGCAAACCAACAAAAACACTCAAGGCAGGCCAACGCAAATCTTCGTCCAAAGGCTCTCGACGGAAACGAAAGTAACTCTATGGCCTGTGCCAGACAGTTCGTATTCAATATTTTATTATAGGCTAAAGGGAATAGATGGCCTTTCTTCTGGTGTGGGGTCTACGATAACTTCTGTGCCACCGCGTTTTGTTCCGTGTTTGGCTGCGGGTTTGGCATATTATATTGCAATGAAAAAGCCAGAGGCATCTGCTAGAGTTTCTGCACTTAAACAAGAGTATGAGTTTCAATTTGAGCTTGCTGCTGGAGAGGATGAAGAAACAGCTTCTATTAAGTTTGTTCCTTATGACACATTTATGTTAGGTGCTTAAATGAGTTACGCAAGAGGCAAATATGCTTTTGGTTTTTGTGACAGAACAGGATTTAGATATCCTTTAAAAGATTTAGTTCCTGAATATAAAAATGGAGTAAAGACAGGTCTTCTTGTTGGTCGAGATGTTGTTGATCCCGATCATCCCCAAAATTTTTTAGGTAGAGTTAAAATATTTGATCCTCAATCTTTAAGAAATCCCAGACCAGACCCAACCCTCAGAGAAGTATTTGTTCCTGTAGGAAACGGTGTTTTTCCTCCAGTTGATTTTTTAAATCCCATGTTAGGTCAGGTAGGATCTGTTATAGCCACTGGCTCTACTTCTTCTTCTACTGTGACCTTAACAGGAGTTAATGCTACAGGTTCTGTTGGATCAGCCACTGCTGTAGCACCTAATGTGAGTATATCAATTACTGGTACGTCAGCTACAGGTTCTTTGGGAACTGTTACGATTACTTCCTCAGTAATTGGCTCTTTTACGGTTACAGTTGCATCATACTATGGTGCTAACAAATATTACATTGGTGGAAGTCGCCAAGCAACTGTTACACTAAATGAGGGAAGCACTTATAGATTTGATCAGTCAGACTCAAGTAACAGTGGTCATCCTTTGAGACTCTCTACAACATCTGATGGCACACATGGTGGTGGATCAGAATATACGACTGGGGTTACAACTGTAGGAACTCCGGGCAACTCAGGTGCATACACGCAAATCACAGTAGCAAGTGGTGCGCCCACACTGTACTATTATTGTACAAATCACTCAGGCATGGGTGGTCAAGCCAACACACCATAGGAGATTGATATGGCTATGAAGAAAAAGGGTTACAAAAAGGGCGGCGTTACTAAAAAAATGATGGGTGGCGCTATGAAGAAGAAAAAGCCTGTAGCTATGAAGAAAGGTGGCGCTGCTAAAAAGATGGGCGGCGGCATGATGAAAAAGAAAGGTATGGCTAAAGGCGGTAAGATGCCAATGGTCAAAGGAAAAGATGGAAAAATGATTCCGGCTTTTGCTGCTGATGGCAAGGGGAAAATGAAGAAAGGTGGCGCGGTTAAAAAAATGATGGGTGGCGCTATGAAGAAAAAAGGCATGGCTAAAGGTGGTGTTACCAAGAAAATGGGTGGTGGCAAAATGGGCATGAAGAAAAAAATGATGGCTAAAGGTGGCGTTATGCGTGGTGGTGGCGCAGCAACAAAAGGAAAAAGATTCTCAAGATCAGCATAAGTTTATTTCCGGGAGCAACTATGCCTTATCTACAAAGTAATATCCCGCACTTTAAGTGCTGGGTTAGACGCGAGTACACATGTAATCACGAAGCCTACTATGGTGAATTTCTTCATGCGATGGCGATAGCGGTTACAACAATGCCAAACAGATGCTTGAGTTTTCAAGTTATCTTTACGGGTTGCGAGGTTGATGATGAAGGAGAAGAGAATGTACACGGCGGTGCAATGTGGGCGAGAATGCCTATAACTGCGTTAGTAGCAGATGAGCCGTATGAAGAGTGGCCCACTCCAATGGCAGTGCATGATGCACAACCGTGGGACTGCTCTTCTTATACACATGCCGTGTACACGCTCGACAGGGCAACACCTTGCCCTTGGTTAGCTAAGATAGATGGAGAGATGTATCCAGCAAAGTATCTATTCACTGTGGACTATTCTGAAAGTGAAATCGCTGATGATCCAGCGCAGCACAAACAGAGCCATGTGATGCAACTATTAGATGCTGGAGAATGGACGGGTAATATTATTGCTTTGCCAAATAATCGCGTGAGGGTGACTCATCCAGCATGGTTTGAAACAGGATCAGGAGCGCCAGATTTCAAGCCATCTCAACATATACACTATTCAAAATCTGATTTAGATTATACACTCGACGTTAATCGAATATTCGACAATCTCTATCAAGAGGAATAAAAGTTCAAATGAACTATTCTGAATTAACTGATCTTATAAAAGAATACACTGAGAATACGGAAACAACTTTCGTAGCTAATATAAATGATTTTATTCGACAAGCAGAAGAGCGTATATACAGATCTGTATTAATACCTGAACTTAGAAAAAATGTGACGGGTACTGTATCTTCTGGCACCTCATATTTAGCTAGGCCAACAGACTTTTTATCTGTATTCTCCTTGGCTGTTTTAGATGGAAGTAGCAATTATAGTTATCTTTTAGATAAAGAGGTAAATTTTATTAGAGAGGCATATCCATCTGCGTCAACGACAGGCCTTCCAAAGTATTATGGTATTTTTGATGGTGACACGTATTCAGGTGGATCTGAGACATCTAACGGTCATTTTATATTAGGTCCGACACCAGATTCTAATTACAGTATAGAACTTCACTACTACTACGATCCACCTTCTATTATTACATCAACGACATCTTGGCTTGGAGACAATGCAGAAACTACGCTTTTATATGGATGTTTATTAGAGGCGTATACTTTTATGAAAGGCGACTCTCAGATATTTCAAATGTATTCTCAAAGATATATGGAGTCCTTGAGAGAGATGGCGTCTTTAGGTGTTAAGCTTAAAACCGATACATACAAAGAACAGGCAGCATAATGTTTGAAGCACATATGAGCGTACCCACTGTCTCTGTCATAACGACACAAAACAGAGGTCAAACACCAGAAGAGGTTGCCGCACGTTGTGTTGAAAAGATCGTAGAGGTTTCTGAAAATGCACACCCCGCATTAAGGGATCAGGCAATAGCGTATCGTGATGCTGTTCAACAGGTTGTAACTCTTTACATGAAAGAGGCTATAAAAAGTGACAGAACTACGGTATACAATGCAATTAAGGATGCTGGGCAACCCAGTCTAGCAGAAGCCATAAGGAGAATTTAGCATGGCAATTACACAGGCAATGTGTACTTCTTTCAAGAAAGAGCTTCTGTTAGGAGTGCATAGATTCGGAACAAACTCAGCAGACACGTTTAAATTGGCGTTATACACTGATCAAGCATCCCTTGATTCAAATTCGACAGCTTTTACACAAACAGCCGAAGTTTCTGGCACAGGATATAGCTCTGGTGGTGGCACCCTCACAGGAGTCGCGCCAGCAACAAGTAGCACAACTGCATTTACAGATTTTGCAGATTTAAC